ATGACAAAGAAAAAAGCACACAAACCCGGTTCGGCAACAATTGCCATGAATAAGCGAGCTCGCCACGAATACTTCATTGAAGAAGAATTCGAAGCGGGCTTATCCCTACAAGGTTGGGAAGTCAAATCACTGCGCGCTGGCAAGGCTAACATCAGTGAGAGTTATGTTTTACTCAAAGATGGTGATGCTTATCTTTTTGGCGCCACAATCACGCCATTGAATGTCGCATCTTCCCATGTAGTTTGCGATCCGACACGGTCACGCAAATTACTTCTTAACAAACGAGAGCTTGATTCACTGTACGGTCGAATCAATCGAGAAGGTTACACCATCGTTGCGCTTTCCATGTATTGGAAAAATGCTTGGTGCAAAATCAAAATTGGTGTTGCAAAAGGTAAAAAAGAGCACGATAAACGTTCAGATATCAAAGAACGTGAGTGGAAATTAGACAAAGCGCGAATTATGAAGAATTCAGGACGTTAATCACTGGTATTCTCGTCCAATATTCTGATATACTTACCGTTAGACACTTGGGGCTGATTCTGGATTCGACGGGATTTGCGAAACCCAAGGTGCATGCCGAGGGGCGGTTGGCCTCGTTAAAAGCCGCAAAACAATAGTCGCAAACGACGAAAACTACGCACTGGCAGCTTAATAACCTGCGCAGAGCCCTCTCTCCCTAGCCTCCGCTCTTAGGACGGGGATCAAGAGAGGTCAAACCTAAAAGAGATCGCGTGGATGCCTTGCCTGAGGTTGAAGCGTTAAATCCAATCAGGCTAGTTTGTTAGTGGCGTGTCTGTCCGCAGCTGGCAAGCGAATGTAAAGACCAGACTAAGCATGTAGTACCGAGGATGTAGAAATTTCGGACGCGGGTTCAACTCCCGCCAGCTCCACCAAATTTGGTAGGACAGTATCAGGACAACAACTTGAAAAACAAGAAGTTAGCCAAGTTGAGTGGTCACTGTCATGACAGTAAATGGACTTAAAAGTGCACGTGAAATGCACGTGAAGTTAGAATTGAGACACCTCAGACTTATCCTCTGAGGTGTTTTTATTTGTAACAAAGTGTAATGAGGTGTAACAAAAAACAGGCCATTTTGAGTCTGATTTTCTTCTCTGAACACTCCAGCCAAAACATATATTGAAGAACGGTCATCGAAATTTTAATCGAAAAATTCACCGTCAAAATTCCTTTCTAAATTGATGCTACTCTGTACGCATGAACAGTATTTTAAATTATTCAAATTTTTTGATGATATTTGGCATCTAGATACTTTTTTTGCTAAAAAATGGACAGTTCCAAGGCGAGAATGAGAAGGGAAACTACTATCACTATAGGGCAGAATTCTGCCCTGTAACATGTGAGGCACCTGCACAAGCAAAAGGTATGCGAAAAATTTCTCACACCCTCCCCCATGAGTATAAAACCAAAGTGGGCATTCCCACTTAAATGGGCTTTCAAATCCCAATTGGCGCGATCAGCCAAAAATTTGTCCTATTAGAACTGAGCCAAAGTGAGGACCTCGGCAGCAGGTTAATACGTTAAACGTACAGAGCTGTCTTAACCTACCGACAAGGAGGAGTCTCTGAAATCGGAGCCTCCTTAAACTAAAGGGCTCCCTAGAGTTAACTTTCACTGCCTCCGTTTGAAACGGAGGAATTAAATACTGAGCAGGAGTTTAAAGGTGAGAAATCCCACCTTTAGATAACTTATTGATTTTTCTTAATTACCGCCCAGAACGGGAATTCCGGTTTTCTGACGAAAATAAGGAGTATCAAAGAGTTGGGAGGAAGGCCACGCAATGCGCAGCCTTGAACTTTGATAATCAATTAAGGCTAACGCCAGTTGCAGTAGAAGCGCTTGGTTTGGCCTGTTTGTTTCAACAGGGCACTGAATTTTTGAGCCTCTGCTCGCAATTCAGAACCTACTTTATAAACATATTTGAAACGATAGCCATCAGGTTTATTTGAGCTTACTTCAGGTACACCCAAATTATACGTGACTCCTTCCACCGTGATATGCAGAGGTTTTTTAAATAATTCGCCAACCTTATCAGCACTGTTAGCCACAGTTGGTGTTTCTTGTACATACCAATACAATTCAAGCGGCTCAAGCGACGATTGGGTATCCTTGGGTTCCTCCCACATAACATTCATGATCTTGTCAATCGCGGTGGTATTTTGCGTGACCGACAATGACCCCAATGTCACAGGAATGTTTGGATAACCCACTATGGTGTCTGTATACCCATAAAAATGAGGAAATTGAGGCATAGACGCTATCGTAAACGTGTCCGATGTCAAGTCAAATACCAGCGTATTGTTGCCAGTTTCGGGTTCAGGTTTGATAAAGTCTTTCACCTGCACCCAATCACAAGCCATCAAATCTTCCTGTGTCGGCTGCCAAGGTGCCCAATTACCATAAATATTTCGTTTATCAATATGAGATAAATAATCGTAATTACCTTCGGTAACTGCTCTACGTGGAACAAAATTCAATTGTTCCTCTTTAGGCCAGCCACTACGACGAACTTTATTCCCCAATTTCAACTGAACCAGTGCCCACCAAAAAGAACCTACAGGTGCGATAATCTGATCGCCTTTATAATCATCTCGGTTAAACGGGCATTCATGTTCGGGATTAATAACGTCAGACATACTATTTCCTTATATTTATAAAATTGTTGGAAGCTAAACCTAATATTTAGCTTTCCGTCCGCTGCTAAACAGCCCGAATATATTAACTAATGCTTATGGTTGGGTGAATTGATTGGGGTTGTGTGGAAGGAGGTACAAGTAAGCAAACAGAGTTTAAAAGTTGGTAAATTTCGTCTTTGTCATGCTAAATTTTATCAGTAGAGGAATAGATTTTATTGATCCTTCCTTTGTTATTTTATGTCATCCTGCCATCAAAATATGCCACTCACCCATTGCAGTTAGTCAAGCCGCACTCTCCAGTATTGATGAACCAATTTTATTGATGTTCACTGGCGGAGCAGTATCCCACCGCCTTCATGTTATTTAGCAATCTGTATTGTTGATTAAATGAGGGAATAACTATGCAAGATAAAAAACCTGAATCAAAAGCCTTAGAAGACAACGTTGTAGTTGTACCAACTCGTGAATATGTTAAAGGCGCGATAGAAGAACATGCCCAGAGCCGTAATCATCCATATGCAACTCAGGTAGATCCGGGATTTGTTACACTAAGTAATGATGTTGATAGTGACAGTGAGATAACCGTTGCAACCTCTAAAGCTGTTAAAAAAGCATTCGATCTAGCCAATACTGCCAATCAAAGCGCTCTCAATAATAATTCCAATCTTTATCTGGAGAAGAACCAGAACGGGGCTGATATCCCGGATAAAGTAGAGTTTATTAAAAACATAGGTGCAGTATCCGAAAATGGTGGAGTTTATCCAGGTTCTTTCCAATTTCAGCAAGTAGAAACAACCCCGAAAGAAATTAACCCTGTAAAGATCGTATCTGCGCCGCCCTATCAAGAAGCTAATAAGCTTGTAGCCTTCACTAATTATGGTTGGTACCGCAATGATATCCAAACAGGAATTGTACGAGGTGGTGGAGCTGATACTCTTGGATACGCAATAGATATTAATACTCGGCGTGCTTTCGCAGTAGATCAAGAGGGACTAACTGTAAATCCAGATTCCCAATATGGTGGGATAAATATGTATCGGCCTAATGGGACGCTCTGGAGAATAGAAGGAAATCCTGATGAATCCACTATGTTATTAAACTTTGTAGACAGAACATCAAATAATTCAAACGCAAACAGATCCGTTCAAAGGTTACCTAAAGGCAATGGCACTATCATGTCAACGTCACAGTATTACGCTGATAACTCTGGAGTTGTAAGAAAATCCTCCCCCAGCGTAGTCATCCCCGGTGGTTCCGGTGGAGGTAGCAATTTCACCACGAACAACGGATCCGAAGGTGCTACTGTTGAGCATCTATCTGAGGGTGTTTACCTCATCAAAAACGTTCAAGGCTTTAATGTCGATGGAGCAATGGGTAGCATAGAAATCCCACTATGTCAGAACAAGTTGCCGTTAATCTGGATAAATCACGAAGTCCTGCCCGATGGTTCCATCAAATTAATGACCTACCATCGTGAACACCCAGATGCGCCTATTTTCGCTAGAAATGTAAAGGAGGGTTATGCTGACGGTGATTTAATCGATATCCCTGATGGCAGGTTTGTTTCTGTCCGGGTACAAATGCCTGACATTCAAGAGTCACAATCTTAATTCTTCTGTCGCTTTCAAAATATAATTTGGAGGTAATGCTATGTACGATTGGTCTGGAACTGTTTCTGGGAAACTTGAACAAGGTCAGCCCACTGGGCTTGTACTTCAAAAAGGAGACGTGATATCCGTTATTGCTTCTGGTTGGATTCAATATACCCTTGATAATGCACCAAATCCTTGGTCTGCTCCTCAAGGAGTTCCTCCTCACCCTCCAGGTGGAGGATTAATTGCAAAAATTGGCGATAAGACCTATGAAATTGGCAATGGCGTACTCCACAGGACAGCTCCCACAGATGGGGAATTAACCCTTTTATTTTTGGATAGCCATTATGAAGATAATTCCGGTGACTTTTATGTCAACGTTAAAATAGAGTCACGCTATTCTCCTCTAGAAGAAATAAAATAAATAACGAAAACTCTAACCCGCAGAAAGTTGCGGGTTAATTATTGCTCTACTCTACCAGTTCAGCTAATTCACCATCAGAAGTTACTTTTGCCATCTTCTGATTCCACACCGACTCTGCCGGCATCTGGACACGGATATCCAAGCGAGTGAGTAAGGGGCACTAGGCCCCTGTCATCACTTCGGCTGTTCCAGCCACTGGATATCGGGGCAGTAGAACAATCCCCTGACTATTATTTTGGTTTTTTCAATTCATCCGGTATCCACTCCTGCGTGTCAGGATGATAGGTTTCCGGCCCGCCGGAAAAATTATCAGGGACATCCACGTCAATGTGGGGTTCTACCGGACGAATGCCGATGGTATACGACCGGTAGTCACGGGTTAGCACATAGATTGTTTTCATTTTCATCACATCACCTTCCAGACATGCACCCGGCACGCAACGTTAGTCCAATCGGTACCGTCAGCATGACCTGCGGCAGACCCGGTATCCATACCCCGCGCCCAGAATGACGCCGTACCCGCCTGAACCACAATCCCCTCAGCAACACAGGAGGCGGCAACGCCGTGACTGCCGTTCTGCTGGAAAATCCATTTCGTATCGAACCATTCATTGCGTTCATAGCCGCGATTGACCTCAGCCAGCACAATACACGGTGTACCGTTGCCGAAGGGGTTGGATTTAACGATCCGTTGCGAGCGTTGTATGCGGCCAAAATCCAGTAACGCGTAGCCGACCCGATTACGGGGCAGCCCCCCAACGCGGCTAACCCTTCCTCAGCCGTTCTTGCGCCTGTGCCGCCGCACTGAACCGGTATTAATCCGGTGGTCATCTTTCCGGCACCGTCAAAGGCCCAGACATGCCCGCCACGGGTATTGTATGACCCTGCATGGTGATCGTCGGTGACGTAGAGGTAAGTGCTGCCATTTCCGCTCGCGAGCCGGGTTTCCCCGGAGGGTAAATTTATCAGGCGACCGTCAGCCGGATACGCCCGGACATCTGCCGCCGTTAACTGAATGTCAGCGGTCAGGGATTGGCCATTGATAGTCCGGTTGCCGGGCACCGCCCCCAGTGTCGCCAGCGCTTCATTGGCGGTTCTTGCGCCTGTCCCGCCACACTGGATCGGTATCAATCCGGTCTCCAGAGTCCCGGTGTCATCAAATGACCAGACATGGCCGCCTTGCGTATTGTATGACCCCGTACGGTTATTATCTGTCACGTACAAATAGGTACTGCTATTGCCGCTGAGCAACCGGGTCTCACCGGTAGGCAGGCCAATGAGATGCCCGGCATTTTTGACGGTTTCCCGTAAGCCCAGGTTGTCCACAAACGCCGGTTTATCCGGAATGTCTGCGCCGTTCTTCGCTTTTTCGAGAGCGCCCTGTGAAATTAATTTTCTGATTGCCTCCGCTAATTGAGCCTCGTTAGTTTTATTTGGCTGTATTCCAGCGGCAGTCAGCACATTAATGATTTCTCTCTGAACGGTATTAAACCACGGAGCCTCTAATAATGTTGGCGGAACACCTGCCGCTACATTTCCATTCGTAAACTCATCATTGTTATCAGCGGTGTTTGTGATATCACCGATTTTTTGCATAGCTAATCCTCACTCAGTGAAGGTGATTAATGTTTAAATTTAATTAATGGCTGATTACGGGTTATAACCGAATTGCAGAATGGTGTGAGACGGGCTGATTTTCTGAAATGGGCATTCCAGTTTTTTATTTCCCCATGACCGTAACGGATCACCACAATAACTCCCACCCGCCACCGCGTAATTAACGGTGGTTGTCGGGGAATTAATCCGCCAGACAAAGGGCCAGTCCTCCCCGTTCAGAGCATCACCACACACAGACATGCCCGCTCTGGCCTGCCTGAATTCCGTAATGGTAATTTTAAATCCGAGCTCAGCCGCCACGCCGATGAAATATAATTTTGACTGACCACCCGTTCGTAATAATTTTGATACCACCGATTTTTGTCTCAATGAGATACTGTCAATTTCCCCCATGGCGCACTCATCAGGCAACCCCAGTGTTTTCTCCCATTCAGGCAACATAATGGTGGCGGTTGCCGGAAAACTGCCGGTTAATAACAAATGCGCATCCTGATCACTGCGGTGATAACTGTGTGCAATAGCCCCCATGGTGACGCTCATCACTGAATGGGGTGTTCGCGTCCAGGCCATGCCCGTTGGCAGTAATCCGTTGAGTGCTGCGGTATATTCACTGACGCTGTATTGTTTCATGTGTATTTGACCTCACCCCGCACAGGTAAATGTCCGACAGACAACGCCATGTTTTTTGTTGGTGACGTGATAACAAAACCGGCCGTGCCCGGCACATCCGCAATCGCATACTGCAGATCGGATATCAATATTTTCCCCGTTCCGTCCGGGTTTCCGCTCTCAAACAACACCGTATCAATCGCGGTGGCGATGCGGTGAGTGATGTCAGTGCCCACATGAGCGAGGCCGTTAATCGTGAAATCAACGGTGCGTTTTATCGGAGACAAGACCCAGATAATCGCTGTCACCGGCCGTAACGGGTAAATATAATCAGCGACACGCAACTGATCCCCGGACGCATGAACAGCATAGGGTTCATGTGATGAAACACCGTCGGCACCCATGGGGAAACCGTCACGCCCATTATTGTCACACATAATATACACACCCACCGTGCCCGCTCCCGCTGCTCGGGGTTTGACCCAGACGCGGGTAACCCCGGGGACGGCGAGTGCCCACTGTTTATAGTCATCATCCGAGCCGCCCTGTGGTGAACCCTGATAGGCGAGGAGCATACGAGAACGAAAATCTGATTCACGCTCAATATCAGTCCCGCCAGTTATCGCAACAATTGCCGTGCCCTCAACATTCACACCAGCAATACTCTGGTCCAGTGTTAATGCCGTGCCTGAAGGCGCATTACCCGCCGCGCCCCCGCCTGAATTGTCGTCGGTAACATCGGGCAATATCGCCATAAGAACAGCGTGACCCCGCCCATGATGAATCCGGGTTTCATCGACGGTTTTATATTGATAGCCATCGCCCCGGTTAAGTATCGTGCCGGCAGGGATAACCAGCCCGTCCGTCCCGGTAAATTGATAGTCCTCGCAACGCGCTGCTGTCGCCGGTTTTTGGAATATTTTTTCAGGGCGGCCCAGCCTGACAACCACTCATCGGTGGCCGTGAAGGGGGTGGTTTGTTTGGCTAGATAATCCAGATAGCCGTAATGCAGATGCGCCATTCCCGCATCCATATCCGCCAGCACCCCCATATTGGAAAACCGCAATAAGGGACCTGTCTTCTGCAATTCTGACTGCAGATAACTGCGATTTTGCTCGCGCAATTCGGTCAGTGTTTTTCGTTTAAATGGCATTTTCTCGTTCCCATACCCAGAAAAACCGTAAATCCTCATTATCGCGCCCGGGACGCTGATAACGAATGATCATGTTCAGACGATGGGGCCAGACAATCTGAGTGCCAATGTCGACAGCATCAGCCACGCCATCATCCAACATCCATTGCAGCGCCTCACGCGCGTAATCCTCCGCCGCCAGTGCGACAGCTGGGGTCAATTTCTGTCGATGCAACAACCATAAACGGGAACCTATCGGATAATCAGCGTCGTTATCGCCCCACCATCCCCGACGATCAGTGCCGTCAATGTCATCATCCGTCCGCGCCTGTCGGTCCGTAAATAAACTGATAATAATCGCGGTTTGCAGGTCATTACCGGTGACCAAATCACCGTGGCCAACCAGCCAATCGGCATGGATATTTTTTACATTCCACTCTGAGGTAATATCACTCATTTCACCGTCGCTCCTGTCGTTTGGCTGGTTACGGTTGAATCCCCTGACCTCACGCCCGGCACCGGATGGGTATGTTCGTTATAGGCATCACGCAGCTGTTTCATGGTAGTTTTGTTGCTGTTACAGTTATCAATAACATCCCCGGTGACTTTCAGCACTGGCGTATTCAGCCACACTTCGGTAGCGGCATTGACGGTAACTTTAGATGCATTGTTCACCGTGACCGGTTGCCCCTGTGCCTCGACGGTGATCCCTGATTCGGTCAGCAGGATATGCAGCCCCCATTGGTTATACACCACCACTTCACCGGGATTTAATCCCCGGTGCCGGTGTTGTTGATGATTGCTGCCAATCACCACCGCATTCGAGCGGTCACCCCCTAAAAATGCGAGGACAACATCGGTTCCGGCTGGCAGCCCTGACGAAAAGCCAAATTCTGCGATCCGTTTTGTGTTATCGCGGACTTCCATTGCCGTCTGATACTGCACCTGCTGGATGACGCCGCTATCATTACAGGTTGTGACCCGTCCCAGACCCAGCATCATCATGGCGCGACGATATAAATTTTTAACGTCCATAATCACGTAACTCCATAATCGTGTCGTAGAATTCGTAGGGTTGCACAGTGAATGCTGCCGGCGGCATCAGGGTTAACTCGGCCCGGGTTCCGTCATCTTTGTTGCGGACATAGGACACTTCTGACAATAGCCACTGTTCAGACGACAGTCCGAAAACAGGTAAATGAATCGGGATCAGCGTATTGGGTTGCCATAATGCCCCGCTGATATCCCGCCAACTGTCAACCAGCACCTTAAGAACTTTAGAACGTCCATAACGGCGGTTCATTTCCCAGTCAATGGCCTCCTGCTGGCGCTGGTGTGAATGCAGGGTGCTTTCGATAATGGTGACATAATTGCGATAGCGCATCTTTTCCGCTTCAGGGTCTTTTGCAGTTGCAATCTCAACCACCTTATAGCCCTGCCCGTTCGACAGTTCACTCAGGCCACTGACATTCATGGACAGGCCGCTGTACTCCGAAAACCGTTCATTCATGGAAGACTGGTAGTCCGCAAGTTCAATGTTTTTCCCCTGCTCTACACCACCATTGCGCACAATGCCGCATTCACTCGGCTGGGAATGACCAGAGGTGCGGATTGCACCATCAGGAAACGCTGCGCCGGATCTTCAATCAGCCAAGATTTCGGCGCATAGGCCATCGCCCCGTAGTTAAATTTCGGGTCTTTAATGGCACCAAACATACGTGTGCCCATCAAATCCACACAGGACATTAAAACCGCCCCGTCTGGGATCATCGGTTTTTCGATGTTATCAACCGGGTCAATAAACCAGTCATTATATAACCACAAATCAAAGTTCCCCCACCGACCTTTGTAGATGGCGCCTTTGGCAATCTGTGCGCCGGCGTTGATTTGGTTGCCATAAGGACTCAATGCCGGATAGTTGATAGCGTTGTCTTTAATGGACGTATCCAGCCGGAAAGCTTTCCATGATTTATTGGTAAAGACCAAATCTGTCGGCACCGCACCCGACTCTTTCAATATCCTTTGCTGCCAGTCTTCAATATCATCAGATGGCTGGGTATTAGTCTTGCCAGCCTCTACTTTCAATGGCCACTTATCGCTCCCACTCAACGCAATGGTTAAGCCAGCAGAGCGGCCAAAATCGATCACCTTAGCGTCGTAGCCCGCACCCACAACGGCGATTTTGCCGGACACCATGGCATTCGCGGCCATCCATTCGAGGCGGCGGTTAATCATGTCGATTTGGAATGTCAAATGGTGATGTAATTTGTTGTTATATAGTGATTTTATTTATCGATTAATGCGGTGGTATAGCCTAACGTATAGCAATAGCCGTTATCCAAGCCGCGCTATTCATTAATTTCAACTATATCCAGTGATAACCTGATATTCCATTATCAATAAAGCAGAGTCAGCGCACTAAACGTCCTGAGCTAATGACTGACAACGAATTTCGTCGGTAGTGAGAGGTCAGTACGTTAAACGCACCAACCTTGTGAAGAGGTTGCGACGCCATTCGTCGGAACCTATTGAGCGATAGAACTGACAGCCAACTGATAGCCCTGCCAGTAAGAAGCCTTTCCCGTCACAGTGATCACCTGACCTTTCCGTAACAACATCACCGATAGAGCCATCTCATCAAAGCCCACAACACGCAGCGGGTAATCACTGCGCTTCTCGCTCTGTGCCTGCATGGTAGCGACTGCCATCACTTTACCCGTCTGGCACTTTATACGCTTGGGGGCAACGGTAATCTTCCCTGTGATCGTAGCGACTATCGAGGGTGCATTCTTATTCTGTCTTCGTGCCATTTACCACCACCTATTGTCAAGGCTAAGTAGAGATATCCGCCTCTCAGCAAAGTTGAAATATCCACAAACTGTTAACTGTAAGTAATAGGTGAATACAGATAAGATATTACAACAATGTTGCTATTATCATTTAAGCTAATCCCCATTTATAGCTAAAAGGAAATAAGATATGCGTATTCGCTGTTCAGCGCGTTTGCTAATCATTAGCCCGTCTAATCGAGTATTATTGTTTAATTTTGTACATAATGACGATGCATTAACCGGTCAGTCATATTGGGCTACGCCTGGAGGAGGCGTTAAAAAAGGAGAGTCTTTTGAACAAGCCGCTATTAGAGAACTTCGTGAAGAAACAGGTATCCGAAAAAATAATGTTGGACAATGTGTTGCTCAAAGAACATTTGAAATGATTCTCCCTAGTGGAGAGGCTGTTTTAGCAAAAGAACATTTTTATATCGTAAATTTTGATAAAGAAGATATCAACACCACTGAATGGACTGAAAATGAAAAATCAGTTATTAAACATCATCATTGGTGGGAAATAGACCAGCTTATCAATACGTTGGAGACTGTTTATCCCAATAATATACCAGAAATATTTTTTACCGCAGTAAAAAACAATATCCTTCAGGAGCCATGACAGGGCTCCTGAATCTTTCTTCCAAATATTTCTTCTGAGCGAGATTGAAGAGTGACTAATGCTTCAAGCATATCGTCATTATTTAAAGAACATTGGGATTTCTTTTCTGTCGGCTTTTTACGCTTACGTGATGAACCATCACCAGCAGGAATGCTTTGTGAGCGGTTAGCGAACTAAAAGGCGTCGGCACTGACAGTCTGATATCCCTAAGCATTGTGCTGTCATTTTAGTCGTCAACCGTTGATCAATTACATCTTGAATGATTTTTAATCTATTAACGTCTTCCAATGTAAAAAACTCCGCTCTATAAGCCGTCATGTATATCCCTTAATGGTGAGTCTACGTGACGGACATCTTAACTTAGCTCAGAGCGGACATTACAACTTTGCTATTACACCTATAGATGACGCAAATTTTCGTTATGTTAAAAATCAACAGGTTAAAATTATAATTACTTTCCAGTTCCTGACTGCGAACGTAACACGTACTCAGTGACATTAAGTAACCTTGTACTGGACGGCTTAAACTCAAGCCCACCTGCGTTGTGATTACCACAATGGAGACTTAGCAAATTTACTCGAAAATCACGCTCTAACGAAAAAAACACGAAATAACTGTACCATCTGTACCACTTGGAATATTTTACTTTTATATCAATTGATTAAGGTGGTACAGATACGAAAAATAACTATAAATAACTGCGCCATATCTGTACCACGCTCACGGAAGCAATGACCAGTGGCAACTATCACGATTTCCGTGATGGTTGATTTACAAGCTGGACAAACACAATAAATACATTGTCTCTGGCTAGCTCTATTTGCGCTCCTCTTAAAGAGGTGTGTAAATTCTGTGAGTCAGTATTACTGCCGCGCAAAGTTTGTGAGCAAATATCACTTATGCACAAAGCCATCTGCGAGTAACTGTCAGTCACACCCAAAGTCCGATTATCGGATATTGGATTTTGCAGCGACGAATTTCGTCGGCACAAATATTCATCATTTGCATACCGATATTTTCGGTACGCAAACTGAACCTCTTAAAGAGGTGTAGTTCTTGCTCCATGCAACAAGGTAACCAACCGACAATAAGTCCGGTGGTTAAAATACAAGCAGACCCCAAATTCGGGGTCTGATTAAATATCAATGGGTTATCACCTAAGCCCGAATTAGGGCTTTGCTTTGCTAAAAGGTGTGGTGATTTCCACCATACCCTAAATGGGATATCACACTTTGAGAGGGTCACGATTTTGACCATCTACGGCAACTATAGGGATTTCCCCAACAGTTGGTTAACACCTTGACTTCCTTAATCTCCGTTTCTCTGCCGGAAATAAGTAAAAACAATAGGTTACGATAAATGGGATTTCAAAGCCCTTTTAACCGATTGATATTCCTCAATTCCTGCTCAGAGTCGGAATTCTGGTTTTCTGCCGGAAATAAGTAAATTCAAAGGGTTATAGCATTAAGACTAAGCGCATAGGGATTTACGGGAACCGCTTAATTTCAAGCCCTCCCATTGGCTGTGTGGTGTGTATGGACTGCTTCTTACTGGCAGGCATATCGCCCTTATCACGCCAGAGAGGACTGACTATCAACACTCAGTTCATACATGGCCTCATAGATAATCTCTTGTAAGGCTGCCACGAATTCGGCATCTGTGGAGCTGGACGCGGTAGCCCTGAGTCGTGGTCCATGCTCAGGCGCAATGGCAATCAGGCGCGTTCGCAGGCGGGAGTATTCCTCACTGACCTTGTTCACCATATCCCGCCAAGGGAGAACCTCACCCGATTTGATGCTGTGTTCCAGCTTGACCAGTTCCGCCAGATAGTGCTCTTTAATGGCGCGGGATTCTTCTATCGGGCGTACATCCACCTCGCCACGCAATAGCTCATCATAGACCGCCTTAGCGCGCACTTCCAGAGACTCAGCCTCGGCATAACTGGCTTTCTTGGCGTTCTCTGTCCGGGGATCGGTGCTATCAATATATTGCCTGCGCCATGCGTCAACTGCTTCGACATTAATGTACCTACCTACTCTGGGTGGAAAGGTTTTGTGTTTAGCCCAGTCGTAAATAGTCTGACGGGTCACGCCTGCATGTTCTGCATACTTTGAAATGCTCAGGGTTTTCATGGCTTGAGTACTCCGGCTGTTTTGATTAATTGCTGACGAAATAGGGCTTTCGTTTGCTCAGAACGAAGCCGAATCCTTGTGGCCAATTCCACTACGGTTGAACACCATGGGTCTGATTTTTGTGTCTGCGGTAACGCGGTAATGTCCTGTCTATTTATCATCGTTTTTCTGCCTGAGTGCCGGAGCAAACTGTAAAGTGTAAAGTGTCAAATGGGGCTTTACACTTGACACTGACTTGACACTTTTTTGTCAAGTGATCCCACGGTGGAATGCGGGTTTGCAGGGAAAAAGTGTCAAATGTGTAAAACAAATTTCAGATCTCAAAACTAGTGAAATATCGCGGCGCGCAATGCCCGTGGTATATCAAAGGCTTAGGAAGGACCCAAAAAGTTTAAGCATGATGGTTGCCCAGTCTTTCGATGTCTTCCCAGTTCAGCGGCTCAATGTACTGTTCCAGCTTCTCATTCGCTGCCCGTAATGATGCCTGATACCCGTTCGCATCATTGGACCTCAGACTGTAGTTGAATGCTTCCAGATTCTTATCTTCCCCGTCTAATAACTCCCAGCCTGAACAGAGTGCTTCCATCTTGCGTGTGGTGTACCGGCTAAGATGGCGGTAACCTCCCCTGAGCGTTGCGATGGCAGACTGATACGGCGTGTGATTGTTGATAAGACGCAACGCATAGACAGGATTGTTCTTTGCCTCCTGACTGCGGGCTATCCAGTGGGCATTGCTGTGTGTGTCAGTGGGGGTATCTTCCTGCGGCTCTGGCTGAATATCCGGTGAGCGCCATGAAGCATAACGCCCGGTATAACCACGGGCACAGTTGGCATCAGGGCGTAAGTGGCTAAAGGCGTGTAAGTCAGACCTCATACTACCCCCTGTCAGTAGTTACTGTAATCCGTCTGCTTGATGCCTGTTTTAGCATAGGCCGCACTCAGTTTCTCAGCCGCTTTTGCTATCGCTACCTGATAGTCTTTATCAGCCTGCTTGCGAGCTTCCACATTGTCTACGGTGTCTGGGTTACTTTCATTCATCATCTGCCGAGTTCTTTCCATCAAGGCCTGTATTTCGGCTTCCGTCATCGGCTCAACCATTTTTTTCAGTGCGTTGACAGCATGATGCCTCGCTTCGCGGTAGCCATTGGTATCATTGTTATTCATTGAGAAGGTCATGGCTTTGAAGGCTTTTTCTTCATCATCCAGAAACTCCCATGACGGATCATGCTCTTCCATATACTTACCGGTGAACTTTGATAGGGCTTCCGGTTCATCCTGTAACCTCGCCTTAATCTTCTTCGAAGACAGGTCTGTTTCACGTAATAACTTAACGGCCAGTACCGGACTGTTTTCTGCCTCTTTCGATACCGCAACATTGTGACCACGGCTGTGTTTCTTCGGGGCGGCTGGTTGTTCGTCTTGCTCAGTGATGAGATCTGTAGCGAGTTCCTGTGCAGGCGAAGTCGTGTAGTGTCCAGAATCATCAGCCCGTGCTGACAGGTGACTAAAGCCTGTAGCTGTTGTGTCTTTGTGAGCGGCTTTACGTTTGAAGCGGCCTAATCCCAATAAATTCGACATGCTGTAATTTGCCATTGTTATCTTCCTGTCTGTGATAAAGCCTTGTCTACCAGCTTGCGGGCCACTTCGTGAAGGGTGGGTTTAATACCGAGTTCTGAACGGCTGTATTCGTCCTGCTGGATCTTGCGTAAGGCATCCATCTGCTGACGAGTCAGTAAAATCGCTTTGTTATCGACTTTCATCTCTAACCTCAAATGCTGATAATTTATACAGCTATATTATTGCAATATATGCAACAAATCAAACTAATGATGCAATTTAAGCAACAATACAATTCGCTATAAATTAAGGGCAAACAGGAAGCGGCAGTATCATGAGATGCCGCCGTTTGGTGAGGGTTTGATATCGGGACAAAATACTTTCTTCCGCTAGGGATATTGCATGGAGGTGGTGACTTTCCCTGTGGTTTTTTCTTGGAATCTTTGCCGTTCTCCGGTCTTGTTATCGACCAAGGCTATTTCAACCAGAAAAGGCTTATCACCGATAGCTTCCCTGACTGCCTTTGCTATGTTCGCGGCGATCACTTCCTCATACCCACTCTCTTTCTTCTGACCGTAGAGTGATGGGAATGGTTGTTCTTGCGCGGTAAGAGAATACTTCAACCGCTGTTCTCTAATTATTTCTGGTTTTCGCAACCCCCTCCAGCGATCACTGTGGATAGCATCATTAATGCCATCTGTAATCTGTTTTTTACTATAGGGGTTTATATTCTCATTTTCCTGCTTAATCATGGCGGCCATAAGGTTATTCAACACCTCTGGATCATGCATATCTAAACGTTGATTACGGGCGTACCCAGTTCGTTGAGAGACTGAACGTACATAAGCCTCAGTATTGTTTCCGGCCTTTTTGGACGCGTATTTATCAAGAAAGAGATCAATAGTATTAAGACCCCTTTCTGCATCCAGCATCAGTTGACGCGCCATAGCCGATATCCCGTCATGTGCGGTACCAAATTTCACATAGGTGTGAGTTTTGCCATAGTCTTTACCTACTGCGTTCGGCGCTGCGACTAAATTCCCAGGATTATTATTGCGAATACCACGAGGCTGTCTTCCTGATTCTTTTAGCGGGTTGGCGTAGTTGGACTCCCGCACAACAGGCATATCAGGCACTTTCTCACCCACATGGCTGGGTTTTTCATTCGGAAAATAATAAGTGTTTAACTTTTTGATTAAGTCTTCTGACGCATATTCAAGCAGCAAATCCGTCTTTTCTTTAAAGCTCAGTGTCCTTCTGAATTCATCATCTTTTTTTGCTTTTTCTAGTAGTGCTAACTGGTCACCACCGTTATTAAAGCCGAACGGATTAACGAATGTGGCTGCTCCTGTCAAAAAACCATGAACCGGATTCTTGTCTTTAGCCGCTGTTTTTGCCTTATCCCATTGACCAAAGCCCGTCAGTAACATGTCATCCCTAAATTCTCTCAACGCTCCTGCGGCTCTGGCTTCGACTTCGTTTATGCGCTCACCCAGTTTCTCAATTTGTTCATTGTCTTTATCCTGCTTGGTCAGTCCAAAAGCATCTGATTTACTTAATAACTCTTCAATCTTAAATTTGCCATTTATTTTCCGTCCTCCGTCCCTCAGAAATGACAACGTATTAGCATCCAATCCCAAATGCTCACGTAACGTGTTTTGCGTTTCAGGTACGATATTATTCCATTCCGCCGCGAGGTTTTTCATTGTCTGGTAAACATCTGCGTTATCGTTTTTATTTTTTGCTATTTCTACGCCCATTTTATTCAGTTCGGCTTTTGTGGCGCTATTTCTGATCGTGAGGGCATTCTGACGAACGGGATAAAGTGATTCGACAGACTGATCAGCCTCGTCCATTGCAGCCCCGGTAGAGAGCTGCATCGCCCCGGACATACGGGTAAAATCCGCCACGCTCATCCCTGAGTTTTTTGCCCGTGTACTGCGGGTGATCGCTTCTTTGCCGGCATCCCGGACGCTTTGATACAGTTTTGTTGCGCCATATCCTATAGCGCCCACCCCGCCGACAATCCCCCCGTATTTTTTGGCAAGACCGCCATACTTTGCGGTTAATTCACCCACATTTTTAAGCGGAGGAATAATAGCGCCGATATGTTGAACGTTATCCTTGGCAAACTGCGACATGTCACGCAGTTTATTGCTGACAGAGCCGACATTATCCAGCGTTTCGCTGCCGCCAAATCGCAATTCCTCACGAACGCCTCTCAATGATGGATACAGGCTTTTTACCTGTGTCTCCATGTCACTAATTGCTTTAGTCACGTTCTCATCTGCATTGATTTGAAAGTCAAATACATTAGCCATTAGGTTTAGCCTCTATAATGCGTTACGCCTGCTCAGCCCACCAACTAAGCCATGATCGACTCAGGAGCCACGCATCTTGTGGCCCCCAGCGGTAAAAATAGGTGACATCTGCCGCTAATCGTTGCCATTGCTGGAATCCTGATCCCCCGACAAAAAAACCAAAAGAAACTCCCGGCAAACGTTAAAGTCGCTAATCGCCATCTTCTTTAAGACCGACTCGGGTATGTTTGATACCAGCGCAATCAGCAATCGCATAGCAGGCAAAGAACTGTTAGGGTTCTTCGTTTGTGCATCGTAGAACTGATCAACCTCAATCAGAACGGGTTCGCGCAAGTGAATTTCTTCATAAACTTCTTTGCCGTTATTGCTTTCAATGCGTCGGCTTAATTGAACAACTTTAGTCTTTTCCACGTTGATTCCTTAGTTTTCTGTTATTGAAATTCTTCCCAGCAAACGTCGAACTTAGCTGATAATTTATACAGCTATATTATTGCAATATATGCAACAAATCAAACTAATGATGCAAATAATGAAACAATAAAAATTACACAAATTATAGGCAGACAAGGAACGGCAGAGTTATGTCACCTACCGTTTAGTGAGGTTTGATGAAAGGGGATTAAGAATATTCACTATCAGCACCAAACTTTGAATTTACGCCTCACTGAATCGCACATCATCTTTCAAATTATAAGCCTTGCTATAGTAGGAATCCGATTGAGATGAAAATTTGACCTAAGTAAGGTTTCTGGTGCGTTAACAGAAGAATGAAATGACCTTTAGCGAATAATAAAGTGAGGTGTTTATGTCTGAAGTTAATAAGCCAGAGGATGCCACCCTTAATTGCCCATTTGATCCCAGTCAATATAAGAAGAAAGTTGATGTTGAAGTTGATGGTATACCACCCGTCAGCTCTCTTCCGTGGGCGTTAATTCAAGTGTACTTAGGAAAGGTTTTAAGTCGTAACAAGTGGAACTCTAATGAATACATACAGCTTTCTGCTAAAAATGATGGTAGTGAACCTGTCCATATTGAGAAGCATGACAAAAACAATATACCGCAGACTTGGGAACCAACACCGGAAGACTTAATGGCCTGTGATTGGGGATTAGTGAAGATAACACCAAAGCCCGAAGATTGCATGCTGTCTTTTGAGCTTCAATTAGGACGAAAAGATGGTAATTGGGGGTATGATAACAATAAACTATACGGGGGCGAAGGTGCTTTTGGGGATTTAATATCAGTACAAAATGAGACTAATATTACAAACTTGTCAATATTGGCTTTCCATTGGGAAAATGACGCATTTTTTACTGTGATATCCTCAGATACTGATTATCTCCCAGAACTATTGGGGTTACTCAAAAAAACTCTTTATGTAACAGTTGATGGTGTAGTCTACAATCTCGGGGAAAATTTTGGCGGTAACCCCGGACTAGATACTAAAATTAAGGCTTATTTTTCTGGTTATTATGATTATAGTAATGATGCAAAAAATCTAATAAACATATTACAACAAACAGGTCAAATCAGGCGCTTTTGCTTCAACTGGCAATAAATCTACACACTTAATTCAAGGCTGCGATTACGTGGCCTTTTTCACGTAAAACCACCTTTAACACCTTGATATCCTTTATTTCCTGCATGGTGCAGGTTTATAACTATGTCACACTTCCGTTTGAAACGGAATCAGTGAAAGTGATGGATTACAGATAATTAAGAACTTACCTCTCTTAAAGAGGGGCAGTTAAAAATAGCTCAGTATGTTTGATATGCCTACCTGATACCTTTATTGCTTATTCTGGCTTTCAGGAACCGCCAAATTTCAGGGGAACAGGGGATTACTGCCAGAACAAAAAAGAACAGAGTCAATTTGAATTCGTGTGCAACAAATAAGCCAATGAGGGTGAATACCCCAAACATTGCTGATGCCATCCATCTGATATCATTAAAAATATCTTTTATCATCCAGATAAGCGCACGTTTAACCCATTGCAGAAACATCAATATTATCCTTGTTCGCTGTGGTAGTCAGTTTATATGTAATACATTCCAGATATTAGAGCCACCAATTTATCAGCGGCTCTTTATCCGGTTCTATTTTTTGTATATATAGTGAAAAGTTACCGATAACGCTGACAATGAGCTAAAATATAATTTAATATCAATGAGATATAGTGTTAAATCGTTGTCGGTCAATTGTCGCTCAATTTTTTGACATCTCTAAAATCACAAAATTACTTTTATATTTCAATTGGATAATCACTTTCTTTCATTGTCGATTTTCGACAACGCCGCTAATTCAAAATTCCTGATTTCTTGATTTCCGCTTTTGAGATATTGAACAGAGCATTCATTGAACCAGTATCTTCTGCACAGACTTTGTAACCAGCGATCACCATTGCAACGATAAAGGCCACATTGCGTATATAGAAAGGCTCATCGGTATGACTGAATTGATTGGCGTTCTCGCGCTCAACGATATGCTTGAACTTATACGATGTGGAATACCCTGTTTTGCTGATCTGTTTGGTTTTGGCATCCATCAGGTTATGACGTGCCAGCCAGCGTAAGCAGCTTTCTACTTCACGATAAAACATAACACTACCGATCAGTTGCTGCGGTTGGTGTTCGTATTCCTTGCCTCTTCGTGTAGCTAACCCGTCCGTGCTGAAATGGGGGAACTGGATAATCAGCCAATTCAGCGCCTGAATGATTTGCCCTTCTATCGGCTTATTTATCCAATCTTCGGGCTTGTGTGAGGTGATCCCTTGCTGCCAGTAGTCTGAGCCACCATCTTCAATACAGCGCCTGCCTGTGAATTGCCATTCGTTCTGCATAGCTTCGGTTGAGGCGTTACCGTCTGTTCTGTTTTTCTGGGCTTCTGTCCACTGTGACGCATACTCAGTAAAAGCAATCGTGCTGCCTTGCCGAAACCAGTGTGCCATCATGATCAACGTTTTAGAGAGCGTTTCAGTATCATTTTTACTTTCGCATTCTCTGGCGAAACTCTTTAACCGTTCACGCTCTTGAGACATCATTTTCTGGCCTGTTAACTGATTATCCATAAGTTTTATCATGTGTAGCCGCCTCTTTTTTGCCTGCCAGTGAATAACCCTTTTTATCTTTCGTATTCTTCGATGTATCGTTCACTCTTTAATCTCCGTTTAATTTGCGTGTATGGTGTGTAAAAAGTTTTATCGTCTGAGTGTTCATGTGTTCATAATTAAATAATTAGCATATAAAACATATTTTTATATCATGAATACCCCATGAACACTTATGAACAGTTGATGTAGAGTCTTCATAAAAATATGAACAGTTATGAACACTTTATGAATACTTCAACATCAAGTGTTCATGGTTTATTTATTTGATATTTATATACTTTTTTATACCCATGAACACTATGAACACTTTTAGCTAAAACTTTTCATATTTATGATTGTGTTGGCACTCGTGGAAGCCAATCTTCCGCCTCGGTTTCGTTTAATTCGAGGTTTGTCCTGTACCCATGCATCGTTCTTTCCCTGAGATACCTTTTCCCTAATTCTTTTAAGGCGCTATCAATCGACCGCCCGAACGTGGTCAGGCTTAATGAGTTCTTATTTCCGTTCCCTTGCATGTAAGACATATAAGCGTGATACAGGTACTTACGTGGGGCAGGAGGGGTAATATTGGCATTTCCCATTAACATCCCGCTCGCCCCTTCCAGCGCGATGAGATAAGCGCAAAAATCTATCAACGGATCTGTCTCGCGTTTTATCTCTGTAGCCTCCCCTGAGCCTCTTTGTTCAATCAGTAAGGCATTGGCTATCTCTGGTTGCGGAAACTCACGCAACAGATCGCGGATAATCACAGGAATTTCAGCCTCTATCTTTTCTGGCAGGCTCTTGTCTTTATTTTTTTCTTCCACAATGTCATTAAAGTGGAAAATGACACGCCGCCGGGCAATCCCGTTATTGCGTTCCGTAAACTGCATGGGCTTATTACCTGTTATCAGGACAACGCATTTCATCATGATGGAAAATTGTTTTTCATATTTCGGGTTGATCCCGACACTGTCACCCCCTGTAATGGCTTTCAGCCCTGCACCGTCTCCACTGTATTTATTCTGATCGGGCAATAAAATAAGTTTTTTGCCGACAAACTGCGCCCGCCCTCGTGCATCATCAAGATCTTTGAGTTCACCGCTCGACGCATTGTGCTTTCCGGCTAACAGTTCTGCTACATGAGCAAAAACACTTTTTCCGCTGCCACCTGCCCCCGTTGCTTCAATAAACATCTGCCAGTCATGACGGTTGCCAAAGACCATATATAGCCCTGCTTTAATGCGTCTGGCCTTTTCTGGGTTGCCACCTGATACATGGTTCAGCCATTTCAGGTAATTAGGGGCATGTTCTTTTAAGTTCTCGCCTTCTTCCGGTTCGGTATAAGTGATCCCATTCTGGTGCAGTAACCAGTCATCAGGGTTATGTGGCCTAAATGCATGTGTTTTGGTGTTCAGTACACCATTAGAGAACCCGATTAAATCAATACCCGTCTCTCCCATAGGCTCGGCAATCACTTTCAGGACATCAACCACGCCGCTAATCCGTCTCATGCCGAAATGGGTTTCATTTTCGATAAAGAAGTTTGCCATTTCACGGGATAGCTCGCTGTCTTTCATTGGTTGCCATGTTGCCCCGTTATAGTGATAAATCGTCAGCGATTCAGGATGCACGGCTAACTGCCCGTATCGTGATATTAACAATGTTGCCAACTGATTGGGGGCTAACTTGGCAATATCTGTTTCGGTATCAATTTTTGGCTTTTTCTTCTGCTTTCCCGAATTAATCTCAATAACGTTAGTTGTACCCATACTCTTTTTCCCCACCTGATATAACTCTTCACTGAATACCTGCTTTGCTGCCTCAAGGCCGTGATGTTGGCGATAATCATCCCAGTCGGCTTTGTGTTCTGTCGGTGGTAATGTGACCCACCCGTTGATCGCTTTGGCGGTCTTCTCTGCCGCCATCTTGCCGACGTTCTTCTTCGGCTTGCCGTTGTTATCCAGTTCCTCCGGTGAGTGCCAATCATTGTCGGCGGCAAGGATGATTTTCACGTCTGGCCACCGTTCCCTGACCTGTTCAGCAACAGCGGATAAATTCCCCTCATCCATCGCAGCCAGCACCAAACCCTCATGCAATTGGCTGACCGTTAACGCCGTTGCATAGCCTTCTGTAATGATGATCGTGTCCGGCATTCCGGTGATTGCCGATAAGGGGATAAAACTCCCCTTTTTCTGCGTACCAGAGACAAGGCGCTTTTCACCATTCGGCTTGATAATCTGAGCACCGGTGATTGTGCCGTCCAGCGTCTGAGTCACCAGCAACAAAGAACCGTCTTTCAGTAGCGTCTGATTGGGGCATTGCAGCCCCTTTTTGGTCAGATAGTCAGATTGCCCGATGGTAGTCTGAGCCACCAGCTTGTTCACTTTCTCCGCTATCAGAGGAACCTCTGATTTGGGAGCCTCCTTTCTGGCTGGCTTGGGTTCTGGCAAAGGTAACGCCAGTGCATCAGCAACGACTTTAGCCACCTCAATAATCGTGATCCCCTTCGCCCTCACCAGCAAATCAAACCCATCACCGTGATTCGGGTTATCACACTGGCGACAATGCCAGTCACCGTGACCATGATCATCCATAAAGTGAAAACGGTCAGTGCCGCCACATATCGGGCAAGCACCATGCTTACCCTTTGCCGGAACCTCCACACCACAGGCAACCAGTAAGCCTTCCCAATGGCCTTGCGCCGCTGCTTTCACCGAACGAATATCAATATGACTTACCATTTGGGGAACCCCTCGCGGTGATGAATTTCAAACTGGGCGAGCTGCTCTGTGTCGTTGAGTGCCTTTGCTATTTTTGGCAAGTACATCAAGGCTTCACTGACGCTGCGCAAGTCATCTCTGGCCTGTTCCTTCGAATAATCTTCATTAGCCTCTGCCCAGAATCCCAACTCGCCTATTGAGGACAGTGCAGCCATTACACCACTGAATGCCGCTTCGGAATTCATACGCAAATCTTTGAGTTCTTCGGTGCTCATACCGTCGAAATTAGTACGTACTAAGTGGTTATAGATATCAGACATAATCAGGCTCTCCCTGCGTAGGTGTATTCTTGAGTGAAACGGCTTAATGGCATGATGCACGGGTAGGTATAACCTTCACGGACAAACGTCACGCGGTTAAAGGCGACCGACAACACCTGAACGGTTTCCCCGTTCTTATGGGTGTAATAGCCATGAGGTGTGGGGTTAGGCATGGTTCACCCCCTGACGAGAAACGAATATCAGAGAGGACATGCCAGCCAATAGACGGGCTTCACCTTCGCTATCTGCCAGTACCGTGATAAGACGCACAGGGTGAAGATCCACCAGCCGTTGAGTGCCCGATGCAATTAGGAATGTAAATTTAAGGCGAGTTTGGGTATGCTGTATGTCATCCATAGCATTAACTCCGATAATGTTGTGGTTAGACGCCTCGATAGTGTTACAGCACTTCGGGGCGTTGTTGTTTTTACAATCTACCTTCAATAAGGTGATTAGCACCAAACCGACAAGGTGATATACACAATACATTGAAGTGATATGCACTTCAACAGTTTTTTCATGTATACTGCTATACACCAATTCAAATGGAGTGTTTAGCATGTCAACGGGTAATATCAACAATAAATCAGTACAATTAGCGTCTCGTGTTCCACATGAAGTCGCTGAATTGCTTGAGGCAACACGAAAAAAAAACGAAAGTGTTGGAAGATTTATCGCAACAGCAATAAAAAATGAAGCCGAACGCCGACAATATAGGGAAAATGACGCCAACCAACTTTTGTCTGATCTGAATGACACCCTAAAGACACTCAAACAAATTGAGGAAATAGGAATAAAGATTGGTGCTGATTTGCAAACTGTAGTCACGACGGCCCATAATGAAATCAAACGCCGCCAACGCAAAACCAAAGCATCATCTGAGCAGTAACTAACCAAGGCAAAATTATTGACTTGGTTAACTACACTTCTTAAAGAGTTGTAGTTAATTAATTGATTTATCTCATGACGCAAAGACGCGTGATCCCAAAGGGTAGCATTCGCCGTGCTATCCTTTTCTTTTTGTGCTTGACTAAATGACGGTCGCAAAGTTTGTGAGTCAGTATTACTGACGCTCAAATTATAAGCAGACTGCAAATATGCAGCTTGACTATGTTTCAATGGGTTAGGTAACTGACCCGAAATTATCGGGGAGCCTACAGCATGACCAAACGCCAAATCTGGCGTCTGGATATTTATCAATGAGTTATTAAGGTGTCCGAAAATATTCGTATACCCATCGGCCAAAGTGAGGACTTCGACGACAGTAGGACTCCTTAATCTCAAGGAGTCACCAGAAATAATACTCTCGCTTAAACCGATAGAATGGCTTCCGTGTATCATTGCTTCGATTCCATGCGCTGCGCTAACCAACGTTGAGCCAGTTCCGTTAATTGGGCTTTCCGTGTTTCTGTTGGAGTGTCTAAATCAAGAAATGCACAGTTACGTGACTCCAAGTAAGCCAGTAGCTGTAACTGATCTACCGTCATGTTGTCTCTGACTTCTTTAGATTTAATGCCCTTATTTTTAGCCCATCTGACAGGATCTATACCCAGCACTAATTTATTGATAAACCGGGATTCATTGCTGTAAGCAAAGCCCTTTTGATTGTCTCCGGTGCGCTCAATATATCCTTTCATCGCATCAGCCATGCTTTTATGATCTTCACAGGCAGCGACACGATTTTTACGCCAGTTCACCAGTGCGGCTTGGTGTTCCTCTGGTGCAACACGGCGCAGACGTTTTTCACAGTCGATAAAGTACTGGCGAGCCTCTTTACCTTCTTCGGTGCGTTCCACCATAGAAAGCTCTTTCGCCATATCAGAGCTAACACGGTATTCAGTTCGTGGACGACCTTTTTTGGAATTTTCCAAATAAGTCTCATAGTCCTCATTTTCAATAAAACCGTATTGCTCAATGCGCTGTTTAATCCAGTTAGCGAACAACTCTTTGTTACCAAGAAACTTATGCAAATTTCGGGCATCAGTGACCATTGCTGCTTTCCCGTTAATAGTTCCCATAGTTAACGGGATCATTTCGGCATAATTCTTTTTTCGGCTCTCTTTGTGCTGAACCAAAATAGGCTCTTGGTTGTTTTCAGCGTGAGCAAGCCCCTGACCATTTAAAGTCATATTTTTAGATGTCATCGTTTTACCCTGTCTTAATTAATTCGATTTTCGGCTATAGGGGTTATTTACGTTGTCTACTGTTGGCGGGTTACGTATCCACCATAAAACATCACTTAATAACCATGAGACGGAATTACGCCCCAATGGGACACGTTTAGGAAACTTCCCCTCTTCTTCTAATACCCAACGACGAGAACGCGATAAACTGGAAAGGTGCTCACATTCTTTTTCTCTGATTCGGCGATCATATTTCTCACCATACTCATTTAAAATTAATTGTCGTTCTTGTGGTGTCGGTGATGTAAATTTCATTGCCATATTTTTATATTCTCCAAAATAAAAAACCCCGCGAGCGAGGTTATTATTAATTTAAATGATGTCTGATTTTATTCTGGCTTCCAAGTGCCTTTTATCCATGCCTGAATCTCAGATAATCGATAAACTTTAGTTTGTGGGCCTATCGTTATTTTGGCAGGAAACTCCCCTTTTTTCTCAAGTTTGCGGATGTATTGACTATCTAATGAGGTTAGCCATTCGCATTCTTCCGTTCTGATTAGCCTATCAATTCCATCTAATCCCTCCAATTCCTCACGAGTTAATATATTTATCATCTTTCATTTCCTCTTTTTCAATTAATGAATCTAAATAACCAACCCACCAGTTGAGGGCACATCTCTTTTGCTCAATATATTTGCTTCTATTATATATTCCAACCACTCCACTTAATGAATGGCCCAATAATTGCTCAACCACGTTATGTTCAAAATTATTATCACTTAAATTTGTGGCAAGCACTCTCCGCATATCGTGAGCTGTCCAATTTTCTTTGTGATTTAATCTCTTCCATATCGCCCCAGTAACTGAGCTGGCTGTGGATTGCCCCATGCTGAATCCAATAACATAGCCTCTATTTTTTGTTGACTTATGTAATAGAAGCAACCAACTTTTAAAACTATCGGGTATCGGTCTAATTATTTCCTTGCCGTTCTTACTGTGCTTGGGTGGCACTCTCCAAATATTATTTAGCAAATCCCATTCATCCCATGTTGATAATAATATTTCTGATATCCTGCAACCAAAAACAATTAAAAATCTAAAAATAACTCTATATTCATGCGAAATAATGTGATTATTATATTCTTTATTCACATAAAACCATAAATCACGCAATTCATCACTTGTTAGCACTCTATCTCTCTTGCTAGATCTCTTACCAACATCTTCAACTTTTAAATCATCAATCTCATGACTGATTGCGTACTTTCTTACCCGACAAAATTTCAATGCCTGTTGTGATATTCTTAACATGTCACCAGCTTGTACAGGGGATTTCATTTTGATTTTGTCAAAGCACTTAATCCACATAGTCAGTGAGCAATCATTTAATGGAACATCGCCGATCTCTGAATAAATATGTTTGCATAAATAACTTCTAATACGCAGTGCTGCTTTACGTTTGTTAATAGCATAGTTATTGATCCAATACTCTATCGCATCTTTTACTGTTACTGGCTTTAAAGTGTCTTCTTTTATTATTTTTATTTGTATTCGTGGATCTTTCCCTTCAGCTAACCATGCCCGGCATTTATCTCTTTGCTCTCTTGCAACTTTAAGGCTTAAATCGGGGTATTTACCCAATGTTAACCATATCGGCGCACTTTCACGCCCATACAGGCGGTAAAAGAAAACAAAGCTGATTGTCCCTTGTTTACTTAATCTGATTGATAACCCGTTCCCGTCCGCTATCGTCTGTTGTTTTTCAACAGGTTTACCGTACAAGGATTTGAGCTTTTTATCACTGAGTTTATTGACCGCCATTGAATGAACCTTGTTTTATTTTGCAATACACATTGCAATACGCAAAGTACTGCAACAGCCAGAACAGGTAAAAAAGCGTCAAGACATAAAAAAATTAAATTATCTTTTTTTTCAATCCATTGGAAACAACATGAACACACGTTAAACCCTGTTAAACATAAATTTTATATACTCGCGGTAAATATTGATTTCATTATCCGGTGACCACAGTGCCGGTTGCCAGTTCGCCAGCTGGTCGCTGGATGAGTCGGCGGCATCATACGGAATGCGCCCGCTGCCCGATAAGGCGTTAAATTTCAATTTGGCATTCGAGGGCGGCAATGGCTCACCATTGGGTCCTAAAATTTTAACGCTCATTAGTATCTCACCCTGATTGGTCGCCGGGTCGTCATTCCCAGTTCGGTTTGTATTGCCTGAATGAGCGCCAATAAATCACCCAGACTGGTTTGCTGATACGACACGGAGCGCGTCCCGTCACCTTGCGTATACGAAAATGAGACCCCTTTAGCGCCGGTCGACAGTTCAATATACGCTTGCTGAGCGGTACCGAGGGCTGTTTTTAACTGCTCACGGCTCATGCCGGTCAGCAGACTGGTTCTTTGCATTGACTCTCCTTAGGGCAAAAGCTGTGACATAGGCTTCCGTTTGGGCTTTTCCTCCGTTGACTGAGGAATAATGGCTCCGGGGAAACGCAGATTGGTTTTTATTTCCGGTTGTGCCGGGGGTGTGATTAACCGATCAGGATTACCGGCGATATTGTCTGCCAACGCATTCAGTTTCAGCCCCATGTACATCAAGCCGCATCGCTGCATAACTATAAACACGACAGTCGAGTGCTTCGTTGGCACTACCGGGATCACCGACCGCTCGGCCAATAACTGACTGAAATAATGCAAATCACGATCAATAGGGAAATGCATATAAGAGGGAGCCGGATCTGTATTCTCTGGCGGCTCAATGTGTAACCGACCACGAACAGTATCTTTAGCGGCATTCACGCCAATGATAATCGGTTTAAAACTGGATTTAGACCGTGAAGTAATGCGCTTGGTGGGCCACACCGGAGAACGTTTTCCACCCCGCGCCGACTCCCCTTTGATCGCCCAAATACGACGACCTAAACGAGCACGGCAAAAGTCATACACTTTTTGCGTATGATGACCGCCGGAATCCATGCAAGCCGCGATAATCGCAAAGCCCCGACCATCAGCCCGGCGCCATATTTGTTTAAGATACGCATCGAGACGTTCCCACGGCTCGTCTGTTTCCAGATCACCTTCAATCACATCATGGGCAATCGACCAGCTTTCTTCGCTACGCCCCCAGCCCACCACTTCAATTTCAAAGCGGTCATCTTGGGTATCGATGCCAGCCGTGATTACCGCAACACCATCCGGCACTTCCGCCGCCCAGACTTCGCAGCGCTCCAGTAACTTACGCTCACTGAGGGCTTTTTCGCCCCGGTCTTCATAGGGTTCACCCAATACCAGGTTAATGAACGTCTGGCGCATTAACGGATCGTCTTTCACCCGCAACCATTCGGCCACCAGATATTTCCACGCCGCATTCGGGAACAGGCTGTACCCCGCCCAGATATGAAAACCGGCATGGCCTTTAAATGACTGACTAGCTCGCCATTCGCCCTGTTTGATCATGCCGGGCTTATCGCTGTCCTGAATGACACAGCCATGATGACGGCAGACGTAATAGGCAGTATCCGGCAAGCCATTGTCATTGCTGTCTTTATCCCACTTGATGCCATAGGGGGTATCAGGACCGCCCCATTCCAGCACCTGAAACTCACCACAATGTGGACAGGGGACGTAGTAGTAGCGCTGATCGCTGTCCTTGAAGGCTTTTTCTATCCGACTGGTCTCTTTTACGGTCGGGGTTGAACCGAGTACAATTTTCCGGTTCCAGAAGGTTTCAGAGCGCTTGATACCCAGCGCTATCTGGTCACCTTCCGCACCCGCGCCCCCCGAGGGGTAACCGTCCACTTCATCAAACAGGATGATGCGACAGGTGATACGGCGAAAACCGCCCGGTGAGTTAGCCCCCACCAGAGTCAAGTTGGCCCCGTTGGAAAACTGCTTCTTAAGAATGGTCTGGCCACTGTCTTTGGCTTTCGCCTCCCCCGCAATTTCTTTCAGCACCGGCGTATCCCGCAGCATCGGCGCGATTTCGGTCTTGCTGTAGTCCTCGGCATCCTCCACGCGGGGCTGCACCACCAGTATGAGTGACGGGTCGTGAGACAAATAATAGCCGACAACGTGGTCAAGGATTTTGGTGTAACCCACGCGGGCCGATTTCATGACAGACACCTGAGTCACATTCGGATCGGTAATGGCATCCATCATGCCATCCTGATAACCAAAGGAGCGGAACTTACCCGTTTGGGCGCTGTTTTCTTTGGACAGAACGGCGTATTTATTGGCCCACTCGCTTAACGATAACGGCTCCGGGGGACAAATGTCAGACAGGCATTGATCCAGTACAAGGGTAAAGTTTTGCCATGCTGCATTATCCCCCCTGTTTACTGTGATCAAGGCTCAATTCCTCCATCGCCTCGTAGATGATTTCCTGTAAGGCCGCGACAAACGCCGTATCCGTTGAGGTGGCTGCCTGAGCTCTCAGTCGGGGGCCGTGTTCAGGGGCGATAGCGATCAATCGGGTACGCAGGCGGGCATATTGCTGCCTGACCGCATCGATCATATCCTGCCACGGTAACACCTGACCGGATTTCAGGTCGTAATCGTACTGGGTCAAGAGCGCCAGATAGTTCTCCTTCATGGTCCGGGCTTCATCCAGTGTCATCGTTGCACCCCGTTCAATCAGAATGCGCTCGACAATTTTTGCCGGGGTATCGGGAGCTGGGTTGTTACCTGAGGTGTTACCTTGGGGGGTGTTACCCTGTTTGTTACCTTTGTTGTTACCTGTTGCTTTTTTTTCCGGTCGGGTAACAGTTTTCCGGTAACGCGCAATATTGGCATTTGAGGCCTCAACATTGATGTCGTCACCGTCCGTAACCAGCCAGCCACGGGCTTTCCATGTGGTGACGGTCTTGCGGCTGACACCGTGTAATTTGGCAAATTCGGACTGGTTCATCTGTTACCCTCGTGTTACCTGTTACCCAAATTTCAAAATTTTGTAGCTAGTGAAATATCGCGACGCGCAATGCCCGTGATATATCAAAGGCTTAGGAAGGACCCAAAAATTATGCAGCGTTACCATCGCTGTTACCTCGCGTTACTTTCACTATAATCCTCCAACGAAACATCAAGACCAATCGCCTTAGCTACAGCCCAATCCAACGCTATTCCTGTTAATTCACTCGCTTTTAACTTCATAATAATTTCTCACTAATAGTGTTACTTTCCCTGTTACCTTTCGTTACCGTAACAAGGTAAGTGGGACCGCGATCCCACGTATAAAATCTATCGATTTTTTATCCCGTAAATAACTACATACTAACCAATCCATTAAAACAAACAGGAGTTAAGTCATGCCTAGTAAAAAAATTATTTACAGCCACACCATCGATTTAGACACACTGCTACAACAACTGAACAAATACCCTGCTGATACCCGCGTCTCGTTCAGTGGATTGGACTTTCTCCGCGTAAAGCAAACAGGTGAAAATATTATTCAGATTGAGTTTGCACAGTCGGTTTATCGGACTTCTGAAGATGTCTTGGTGGTTCAAGATCATTCAAAATAGCTGACGCATAAACGTTAGCCTTTTGCCTGTTAACGGGGGCATAATCTTCATCTATGCGCCCGTTTGTTACACGACTGAACCAGGCTCTTTTGCACCTAGCTGGATAATCCAAGTCACTGGGTATTTTTCAGAGCATTGGGTTCGTTTCAGAATTGACTGCTCCCTAAACTTTACTCCTTCATCTTTTGCACATGAGATACAACTACTAACAAAGGATGTCTTCTCAAAATAATTATCAACTGGGAGCGGGGGCGCTCCATCTAGGCTTATTACCCGACCATGTTGTTGTCGTTGTGATTCTTCTACTTTCCGAGAATGATATGACAGCAATGATTTCAGGTCATTTTCCGCAACAGCGTCAGCATCAGCCTCGCCTTTCAATAATCGAACATGCTCAATATAGCTCAATGACGCTTCAATCTGCGTCTTCAATAATTCCAATCGTTTTATGTAGTTATGTGCCGTCATGTTTGTCACCAGATAGGATTGTTTGATAATAAGTCATAAGGTGGGACCGCGGTCCCAGTTTCTATTTAGCTGTCCGTATCGCCTCATCCAACGCCTGACTGATAGCAGCAGGCATTAACGATTGAGCCATTTGTTGCGCCCGTTCCTGATAACCGAGTATCGGTTCAACGGGTAAGGCGTCACCAAACCGAATAAGCAGTTTTGGCGGTCGCTGTTTCTGCCTCGGTCTGCGGGTGCCATTCGGTGAGCGTTTTAACCGCCTCTTGTTCTTTTTCACTTTCTTGGCTTTCTTACGCTGCCACACACCATTAACATTTTCTCCGTATCGTGTTGAGACTTCGCCAATAAACGTATCCGATTTGCCTTTTAACTGACTCAGCTTGTTTCGGGGCAGGTTTCCGTGCTTGTTGAGTTTGATGTTCTTGGGGTTGAGCAGTGCGGCTCCATTCAGCTTATGCACACCACCGACTTCAAACGGCTCCAGATAACCGGCAGCGGTTGGCATCACGGACACTTTCGCGGTCAGATTATCTTTGCGAGCACCCTGGCTTCTGACTGATTTCACGGTGAATGACGTTGGGTTCTCCAATCGACGTTCTAGTGCGACCTTTTGTGCTTTCTCTATCTTACGCGCAACGCTGGTTAGCGCCTGAGCGGTGGCAAAGGGGATTTGCTTTCGTATCTTTGCCAGTTGGTTGGAAAGATCATTCAATGTGGCCATATTCATTCCCCAGACAAATAATCCGGCATTATTGGGCTGTCATTATTCGAATCACCTATAATGAATTGGCCAATCACAGGAGTTCATATGAAAAAATTAGTCATCCTGTTAGCCGCATTACTTTCGTTTGGGGCTAACGCTAAAACCCGAGTCGATGTGTCTAAAATTCATGGGAACATCAAAGTGGTTAGTTCTGGTGCAGACTATAAGGTGAAGGTTGTGAGATCATCACCCGACCTGAGAGTCAAAGTTGTGACCAGTTCCGCTAGGGCGCCGGGTAAATGGAAAATGGTAAATTCATTCCCTGACTACAAGATTCAGTTCGTCAATTCATTCCCAGACTTTACTATCAAATGCGTCGATTCGTTCCCCGGCCCAGTCAAGTGATTCACCATAAACTGAGTGTGATTCAAGACTGATATAAAACTCTGTACAAACCACTCAGTGAATAGTCTGTTCAGAATTTGCCGTCTCTCCGGCTGTCACATCACTTCTTCTGCCTACAGCGGATGTTGCTGATAATGACCGTCCTACACGGTGGCATGGGTTATTTTTGATTCTGTCGGTACGCTCGATGCAAAGGGAACAGGTCTCAGCTAATACCGTCAGACGGCGATAACCCGACGCAAAAGAACTAATGCCTGACCGCTGAGTAACTGAATTCCCGTTCTACCGGCAGGATTAACATACCTTGCTCGCCTGACTTGCCAAATGACTGAACGCAACGTGCCTCAAAGTCTTTGTAGTCCACGCAGCCGTTAGCCAATATAGTGACCGCTTTCAGTTGTTCTTTGACCAGTTTCAAGGCTTCTGGCTTAAGATACTGGTGAATCTTCTCTCCATTGCCTTTGGCAGCTTCTTTTGCCTCAGCGTAAACCGAATCAGGCAGCACAACCTGATACACCCACTTGGATGTGATCATCCCAAACAGTGACGGGGTGCCGCCAACATGACCCTTATAAGGCAACCCTGACATACGACTGAGTGCCTGATAAAAGGGGTGCTGAAACTGCTTTTCCCATGTAGCGGGTTTATCGAGAAGAAAGATGGCATTGATGCGCTGGTCAGTGAATGTGGGTTGATGACTTCGAATTAGTTCATCAATTTTCAAATCGCACCAAACCGCAAAATCATCAGATAACCATCTAGCAAAAGAGACGGCCAACTTTGGATGAATCCATGTCCCGGCATTAAAACCACCTCTTTTCGTCACTATCAGACCAAAGTCCGATTTTCGGACATTGCCCATATTTAGGGCGTTCGCGAGGGATTTTATGTAACTTTTGGTGCTAGGAAGCTCTTTCCATTTGGCGGGCTTTTTCCCGTATTTGGAAGCTATATCCGTTGCATTAATCCAGCCTTCTTCATTAAAAAATACAGGATGACCTTCATATTCAAAATGAATAATGTTACTCACGATGCTTATCCTTACTTAGGTAATGAACCTTTGCCGCAATAGGAGATCAGCCCATCGAGTAGCATCAGTTTTAGCTGACTCCTCAAAGGCTCATTCCTAAATAAAGGCTCGATGTTTAGATTGGCGCTGCGGTGCGCGGTGAAATGCAGATACAAAAAAGCCACCACGGAGGTGATGGCTTGGGGTATTCCTTCAACCACTCAAGGAATGGGCAAAGAAATATTGACTTTAGTTTCAGGCGTTAACTAATTGTTAAGCATTATTCGTTTATTGTTGGGTAGAGTCTACGATTATTAGGCTTATCAAACTTTTGATAATGACGTTACAAGTGGAGAGTAAAATGAAAAAATTCATTCTTTTTTGCCTGTTGGCGGGTTCGGCTATTTTAGCTCCAGTGCTAACTTATGCTGATTCTCCCAGCGCACCATTGAGTGGCCCTGTACGCGTTCTAACATCTACAGGGAAACATTTCGTATGCCCTTTTTTCCTTTGCCAAAACCCGTAATTCCAATTCCCCCTTATATTCCACCGGCAAATTAGCCAAATTGAACATACTATAAAACCGAGTAGGACGGTTCATTCCTGCCGTCCTCTCATGACTCACCCACACGGCCCCTAACATACTCCTGCCACCAGTATTATTGGCTCTGAGGTGGCAAGGCGCTCTCTTCTATTTCCCGTATCGCCTGCTTATCCAGATTGCACTGCTCAATGACCGTCAGTAACTGCTCATTCAGAATGAGACTGTCACTCCATGTCATTTTGTCGGGTATGACCGGAGGCAGACAATCAGCGAGCAGATGTGCCGGAATGGGTATCGGTGGCACCTGAACGTATTCGGTTCGTGTGTTGCTGCAACCGGATAACAGCCCCATCAGGCACAGTGCGATGGGCACAATCATGATTGACCACCGCATCTTTGATGGCTGTTTTAGTCTGCTCAGAATCCACGGCTGACCGGTTCCGGCTTTCGCTATTAATGCGTGAGATATCATTGAATATCCTGACAGTCTGAAAGGTATTGGCGGTCATGACTTGTTGATGCTGATACTTCGTGTCCAGCTCGTTATAATCCTTGTCCTTTTGGTGATACTTGCTGTAGTAGAACCACAGCAAGCCAGAGACAATCACCAAAGCACCGAGGGTGAAGTACTGGCTGTTGAGTTTCATCGCTATGAATTTAACCTTGTTTGCTCTTCTATCAGGGGGTTGCGATAGTTTTTATCAAAAATGCCTTTTAACGCCTGTTTTCTTTGTTCACGATCCCACCCCATTGAAATAAGAACGGTATTTGCCCGCTGTAATTCGGTAATGGCTTTAATCTGCCACTCAGTCAGGTAATCCCTGATTGCTTCGCTTTTACCAATGTCATTGGTCTTCTTAAATTTGGCTGATTTCATGCCAAGCACGGTGTCATTAATCAGATCAGCTTCATTACTGTAATGAAAATGCTCCGTTTCTTTCCCGTCCTGTTTCCGGCTATTTTTGATAGCGTCGGTCATAGGCCGATATTCGACTCTGGCTCTTTCCCGTTCCAGTTGAATTTGAGATTCTTTTGCTGCCTTTTCACGAAACTTAATGAAGCTGTCAACCAAGCGCACTTGTCCATCACGGGCTTTTTCGCCGCCAATGAACGGCATAGCAATCAAGAAGCCACGTTCAGTTAACTCATAGCAGGGTAATTCTTTGTTTTGTTTGCTGATATATGAGGAGGGCTTGAAATCAAGCTCTCCTAAATGACGGCTTTCTATCAATCCCCTCACGCTCTGTAAGACGTTTTTATGATCTCTACCAAACTCATTAGCGATAACATCTGTTGTGACTACAGGCTGGCCGTTGGATTTTTTAACTAAAAGTCTCATCTTGCGTATTCCTATAGAAATAAGAGCCTGCTGACGTAGAAATATCGCCCCAAGAGGTCGCCACCTATAGCGATACTTCTCAGGTTCTATTTCTATATGTTCTTGGCTGGATTTGGCGCACGTCAGTACGCAGATAAAAAGAAGCCCCGCGAATGCGAGGCTCAGGATTCAGAGTAAATTGAAGGCTTTTTCAAGCACTTCATCAGAATAAGGTTGCTGGCCGTTCTCGTGCCGGATAATGGATCTAGCCAGCGCAATCAGTGTGGGTTTATTCATGTCGAGAACTTGATGCGGATCCACGTTCAACGCCTTAGCCACTCCGTTGATATAAGCCAATGTATTATTTTCATTGGTTGGTGCCCAGCGGTCTATCATCTTCGCTACGGTCTGATAACCGTGCTTGTGGTAATTGCACAACAATTTCATCAGTGCCCGAATCCCATACTCGGGTGATTCAAACCGGCAGAACCGCTTTTCAATGTTCGGGTCATGCTTCAACTGACCTTGCCATTGATTGGCTGAGTTATGATCAATGTTGCCCGGATTGTGATTCCTAATGCCCCTCGTCATTACTTGCCCCCGCTCTTTTCTCTGCCGCCTTACGCAGCAATTGGCCGATAAAGTCCGTTCCCAGATAGCCAATCACCACACTGCCGATGTAGGCCAAGTCAGGATTCAGACCGATAAGATTTAATACATCACGTATGAACCACGCGAACATGGCACACATAAAGGCGTCGATAGAGACACGCAACCAGCCGCCGCCATGATACCGGCCCCGGAGAAAGGCCATGGTCCCCGCAAGGGCTGCCCCGATGCCTTGCTCTCGTATCGAAATGAGCCAGTCACCCAGATGCACCCAGAAATCAGGATTCTCTTTCATCTTCATAATCCCCCCCATCAGAACAATGGGCGTCCGTGGGGTGAGCTATGGTCGCCCCTGTTAGTGAGTATTTGTTGGGTCTAATTTGAAAAACTTAACACCCTGTGTTTCGTCTTCTTGCAGGATGGCATGTTTTATTCTTTTCAGGGCAATGCGGGAAATCAATTCGGGTATTGACTCTCTAGCGCAATACGCTGTTGCCCCCGCATTCTTTGAAATAGGCTCAGGCAATTGAACCAAGATAAACTTTCTTCTGCCGCCATCTTTCTTGTTTTGCTTTAACACCGCATGACCGGTAGAACCACTTCCAGCGAAAAAGTCCAGAATGATATCTTCGCTACCCGTGACCTTCATTAAGTGCTCAATCAGTCCTGTCGGCTTGGGGTAATCAAAAACAGGTGAACCGAGAAGGGCTTCAACCTCTTTACTTCCTTGCTTCGTGGTAAAACCGGTTATGATTGTTTTTGGGTGTTCAGTGCCCCGCTTTTTAACATACTGAAGAACACCGTTAGGCTTGAAGAAGAACTCAACAACCTGCTGCCCTTTAGAGTCAACAGTGTCATTTCCTGACAGCCAGTTTTCGATTTGGCGCTTCATTGTCCAGCCCGCTTTTAGCGTGACTTCGCGAGCTAAGACACCATTCTTACATTCAAATACACCTGAAGTAACTTCAACGACTTCTTTATCTCCAAATACTGATGAAAACGTTTTATTTTCACCTAAAAACCTAACTCCAGCAGGGAATGTTATTTCTGACGCCGGGTTTTTAACGCTGACCTTTTTTATTGCCCGGTCAGAAATCAGGCTATCATCGCCCTTATAAATAAGATGAGTTAATTGCGTTCTGTCTTTTGCATAGGCCAGAATATATTCATGCTCCCGGGTAAAAATAGATGCTGAGGTTCTTCCACTCTGCCAGATAAATCTTTCAATAAGATTATCTTCACCGAATATTTCATTGCACACATTGGACAGATTAACCACCTCATGGTCATCTATCGATATAAATATAATTCCATAATCAGATAATAAATTTCGGGCTAATTTTAATCTGGGATAAATCATATTTAGCCAATTATCACGATAATTATCTTTATAAATAAAATCCTTGCCGGTGTTATAGGGCGGGTCGATATAAATCATCTTTATCTTTTTATGGTAAGACTTTTGTAATATTTTAAGCACTTCAAGATTATCGCCTTCAATAAAAAGGTTACCTGTGGTATCCCAGTTCACGCTTTCTTCTTTACAAGGGCGTAGCGTGCCTGTTGATGGAGTTTGAGCAATTTGACGTGCGCGAGTCTTACCCTGCCATGTAAAGTTGTAGCGTTCGTCACTATCGTCAATCGCCTCACCAAGCACCGCTTTCAAAGCATCAAAGTCAATTTTTCCTTCCGAAAATACCTCCGGGAAAAGTTGTTTAAGTTGCTCGACATTTTCTTGGGCGATACGGGATTTACTTCCCATGTATTTCACTGTTCCGCCTCCCGCTCTGTTGGTGCGGCCAGAAAATAAATAGATTCCGTTACCGGAATTCCGGCATCGAATGAATATCAAATAGTTAGGATTGCAGATACGAAAAAGGCCGCCTCAGCGACCTTCGATAATTTGGTGGAACCTCTCGGAATCGAACCGAGTCCTAATGCTCTTCAGGCATCCGCGCGAACCCTCTACGCCAAAGTTCCAGAAATGAAAAAGGCCACGCCATGCGCAGCCTTGAATTTGAACTAGTCGGTCAGACCGACAGGTTGAGTTATCTAGGGGGATCGAGGTGTTGACCATACCACCCAAAATCACATATAACATATTGATTTAACAGTGATATAGGTGTTGACCGACCATGATCGTTATCCGGTTTAACCGAACTACCCAATATCCTTTGGTAGTTGGATTTACGACGGGTAGATAGCAAGAAGCCCCGCGAGTGCGAGGCTGGGAAATCAATTTAACTTGACATAGTTAAGTTATGTTTCCACTGGCAGTAGCCTAATATATTTTCTCCGCGGTATAACATAAAATTTCCCACATAAGAAAGACGAATTACTTGAGGAGCAGGAGGAATGACTTTCTTAACTACGTTCAACCAGTAATGTTCTGTAACATCCTTAATTTCTATCCCTCCATATCCATCAGCAAATGGCATTTTGTTGATTTGTATTTTATTAACAGTCCTATCAAGGTACTGGGTGTACATATCAGGTCATGTATTAAATAGTTAGATTGAATATCAAAAATAGTACTCACGCTCAATAAAAGTTCCTATCACCTTATCGTGCATTTCTTCGGATTTTGAATAACTGATAGTTTTTCTATTCAGTCTTTTTACTCGAGTACGCTGAGTTAAATTCGTTCTCTCTATACGCTGAGTAAACGTCTTTCCAGTCAGGTGATCTTCCTCGGGAAGGTTATCATAAACAACATAATCATCTGTGCAGTAAAACCGAATATTAAAGGACGATAAAAGAGCCAGTAGCTTGTCTAATGTTTTTCTACTGCGATCGCCAAAAACATGGGCCACTATTCGTTTTAGGCAAGGTTCCCAAGCATACCAAAGCCAGCGTTGATTTTTCTTGTTCCCCACAAATGACCATTGCTCGTCTATTTCACAGATAAGCTGAATGTTATTTCCATCAAGGGGCAGCGTCGTTACGTTTCGGGGCGTGAGTTTTTTAACGTTTTCATGACAGTAGCTGTTGCGACTCTCAGGATCCGAGCGGTGTCACGAATTCCCCCATTGTTCATCGCTATGTCGACAATCTGCTCTTTAACGCCGGGTTTGCAGGCTTGATAAGTGTATTCTAACTGAAAAACCTTACAGCAGGTATAGCAACGATAACGAGGATGCCCGCCATTCCCTTTTCCATGTCCTTTGACATGTTTTGATTTGTGACAATAACGGCAATAGACGTCAGCTTTGGCCATGCTTTACCCTTAAAAGGCGGGAAGCATATCACAACAACTAACTATTTAATACATGACCAGTTTATTGGCTAGCCTGAATTGGGTTTCAGACGGCTGATTGGGGAAGGCTTTCGCTATTTCTAATAAGGTCGGAATAGTATCCGCCGAACCCTCTTTGGTGGTGTGTATCGGGATCTTAAGTTTATTTAACTCTGACAGTACGGCGGGATTTTCCCCTCTTTGTGCCGCATTAAGTGTGTTAAATAAATTTTGAACGGACTGTTGGGCATCGTCAGCATCAGGAGCCACGCATCTTGTGACCCCCAGCGATAAAAGTAGGTAACGTCCGCGGCTAATTGTTGCCATTGTTGGAGGGTGTGTAGGCCAAAAAACCTGTCAAGAATTCCTCACATTTGCGAAAATCGGTGATAGCCATTTTTTTTCAGGACGGTCTCAGGCACTGGCGACACCAAGGCAATTAGCAGCCTCATAGCTGCCAACAGATTGGATTTTTTATCCATTTCGTAAAATTGTTCAACCTCAATTAATACTGGTTCACGAAAATGAATTTCTTCATAAACTTCTTTGTCGTTATTGCTTTCAATGCGTCTGCTTAATTGAACGACTTTAGTCTTTTCCACGTTGATTCCTTAGTTTTCTGTTATTGAAATTCTTCCCAGCAAACTTCGAACTTAGCTGATAATTTATACAGCTATATTATTGCAATATATGCAACAAACAAAATTAATGATGCAAAATAAGAAACAATAAGATTCACTATAAATTAACGACAGACAGGAAGCGGCAATATCATGAGATACCGCCGTTTGATGAGGCTTTATGAAAGGAAGCTGGGGAGTGAGTAACCAATATGGGGCTTATTTTTCATTAGGTAAAGCCTTCATTCTGACACGGGAAACATGAGGACAGGATACTGACAAGTCTTTGCACTTTGGTGTGTGCTGTAGGTGATAGAAAACTTGTGATATTTATGCAAGGGATTGATTAGACATCCGTGTCTAAATTCGATTTAGAATTATCAGAAGCATTAAGCCTGTGATGCTTCATCCTTACTAGTAGGCATTTGCACTCGAACAGAAATAAATCTGCTATCAGGAATATCGATTAAATCACCGTCAGAGTAGCCTTCACGTATATTTTTGGCGAATGCAGGAGCATCTGAGTGTTCGCGGTGGTAGGTCATTAATTTAATGGAGTCATCGGGTAGAATGTTATGATCGATCCAAATTAGCGGTAATTTGTTTTTAGATAATGGTATTTCAATATCGCTATCTGTGTCGCTTTGTATGCCATCAGTATTAAATCCAGAGGTTCCTTTAATAAGATAAACTCCTTTAGAAATACGCTCAGTAGTAACACCTTCAAATTTATCACTAGTAGTAGATGTACCATCTGAGTAAATTAAAATTGTAGATGATTTTTTTTTGATAATGCTGCTGCTAGTAGCATATGTATTGGCTGTTCCCCTAATGGTGTACCAACCATGCCAGCTGCGACCTTCATCCCATGATTGGCGTATTGCAATTTCCCCGATATGTGATGTATAACGCTGTGTAACAACGGAATAATCACCTTGCACTTCCAATATACCAAAGCTATACAGACCTATGGGAAAATCAGGAACCTTGTCAGCCTGTGGAATATTAACAACAGCGAACCCTGTTGATAAAAAGTGCTGAAAGGGAGCACTGGAATTCACGCCCCCCAAGGCGTTAGCACTGACGGCTGTAACATCTTTTGCCATCAAATGGATGTCGGTCGCCAGAGACTTTCCATTTATTGAACGGCTGTTAGGTACCGCATTCAGCGCTTGATTGACTGTATTTCGTAGTCCGATATTATTTACAAACTCCGCTTTATCCGGAATATCAGCCCCGTTCTGCTTCTTTTCCAAATAGAGATCTGAGTTATTGTTAAAGGCATTTTGGTTAGCTGTATTAGCGAGATCGTATGCTTTCTTAACCGCTTTAGAGGTTGCAGCGGTTATCTCACTGTCACTGTCTGTCTCATTACTTAGTGTCACAAATCCCGGCTCTACCTGAGTGGCATAGGGGTGATTACGGCTCGCAGCATGTTCTGCAATGGCTTCTTTGATTGATTCTTTGACATATTCTGGCGTGGTAACAGTAACCAGATTGCTATCTTCTGAAACGTATACTTCAGGCTTCTTATCTTGCATATTCATTCCCTCATCTAATCAACAATACACATTGCTAAATAACATGAAGGCGGTGGGAGACTTCTCCGCCGGTGAACATCAATAAAAGGGTTCATCAATACGGGAAAGTACGGCTTGACTAATATTTGATAGGTAGCATGTTTTGTTGGCAGGATGACATAAAATGACAGGCGGGGAATTAATAGAATTTGTCTCACAACTGATGAAAATTAATACCACGAGAATCTAAGTAATTTATTAAATCATCAATAAAGAGGCTCTCATAACGGAACAAATTCAAGTGGTTAGATCGGGGCAGGCAGCACTACATACCATATTTAAATCAGTGTGTTAGATGTGATTTTGGTTGATATGAGCAGCATCTCGATCCCTATAGATTAAGCTCATACCAGCACCAAACTTCAAATATACACCTCACTGAATCACGCACTTGATTAACAGATAAACTTTATAATGCGCTGCCCTATTTTAAGGCGTATTGATTCTGTTACAGGCTATTCAATTGAGATAACAACCTGACCTCAGTAATATTAACTGGCTAGTTAGCAGTAGGATGAAATGACCTTTAACAAATAATAAAGTGAGGGATTTATGTCTGATGTTAATAAGCTGGATAATAAACAATGTCCGTTTGATCCTGAGCAATTTAAAGTTAAGATTAAATCTGTTGAGTACGAAGCGATTGAGCCTAAAATTAAATCTGTTGAATTTAATGATAGTGTAGGTGCGCCAGTAGGTACTTTCCGTGGACAATTATTCAAGTGTATTTAGGGCTCTGGGTTCGTCGTGATGATTGGAGCTCTTCTAGTGAATATATAAAACTTATTCCTAGTTCAACGAGCGGTGATGGTAAAAATATTCCGCCTCAGATAGGAATAGTTGAGAAAAATAGTGAGCTTATATCTTGGCAGCCTACGCAAGACGATATGATGACTTGTGATTGGGAATTAGTGTCCAAAGTAACACCAGTTGAATGCATGCTGTCTTTTGATCTTGAGGTAGGGACTGGGACATGGGGGCATTTAGAAGCAATGTGGGGATATCTTGCTGACAACGAAAACCTCTACAAATCCTTTCGGTACTTTAACTAACGTCAAAAATACAACTGATATTACGAACTTTTCATATTTCGTACAGTGGGATAGTGCTAATTCAGATAGGGGAATTTATATCAGAGTTTCCTCTAGTATAAATCAAGCAGGTTATCAGAAGATGGTAGCATTATTTGCAAAAAATCTCACAGTCACTGTTGGCGGTACAACTTATCATTTGGGAAGCGCTACAGATTATCCTCTGACTGGTAAGCAGGAATACGAATTCGTTGGAAAGTATATCAATAATTTAGGCAACCTGCTGAAACAAAATGAAGGTAATACACTGCATTTTTGCCTCAACTGGAAATAA